GATATTTTCTTTTCAAAATTTTCGTTAAAAACTGCCATTAATATCCAAACGTGCTATTCACTGGTTGATATGTTTGATCTTTTATTCCCTGTAGACTTTTATGTATGGAAGCATATCCACTGGTTCTAGTCATTACTAGATAACGCAACGCATCATATGCGTGGTCTTCTGCTTTTGTATCTACATCTTCTGAATTACTTTTCGACAACGGTATTCCTGCAAGTTGTCTAACTGTGTTACTACATGTATTAAATATACGGATTCTGGGTAACTTTGTCAATGGGTTATCTGCTAATCGTCTATGTATTTCCATCTTGCCCTGTAGTCTGTTTCTGTCGGATGGTGTCCACCTCACACCCAAACGCATCATAGTCTCTGCAATCGAAGGACCAAACCCTGTTTTGTTCCAACACGATGAGTCAAGTACAGAGTAATGTGGTGTAGGTTCAAGTTGTTCCATCTCTAGTATTTTGTCAGCAAGTTGTTCTGCTGTGTGTTGTTTTACGTAGAGTTCTTTATAGATCCAGATGTTGTTGTCCCAATCTATAGCTCCCCACAATACACAGGATGGACTTGCATATCCATAATCCGCTGCACGTATTCTGGGCCAGTTGGTCGGCATTTCAAATGGCTCGACAACGTGTTTTGGTTTAGAAAACTCTGGGAAGGCCGCTCCCTCTGCGACATCCCAATCCCCATCAAGAAGTCTCTTCCGTTCAACTTCTGGGAGCGATCTGAGCATGGCTTCGTATCTGCCATCTTGCATCAGATAGGGATTATCAGTCAACCGTGCAGGAATAAACTTTCGGTAGAACAACGGTTGCCTTGCTTTCTCGTGACCCTCTGGGTATAGTAACTGCTCTCTTGTTTCTATATCTGTGGCTGGAAAAGGTTTATTGTATTCGTGTGGATCAATGTACATCTTCTTAATCCACCACCCTCCAACTCCACCGGGGTTTCCAGTACAACGCATAGACATGTTTGGTCTTAGTTCGTCATCTGTTGTACGTAGTCTTGAACGCAAGTAATCCCACACGTATGGTGTGGGGTATTGTGTTATTTCGTCTATTCCTATCCAGTTAAAAGCCTGTCCCTGAAATCGAGTAACATCTTTGTCTCTGTCTAAATAAGTAAACCACATCGTTGCCCCGGAAGGGAACACCCACGTGGATTTTGATTCTCTAAATGTTGCTTTCGGAAAAGCTTTAGTATATAGTTGTCTTGACTTGTCTATTAGTTCTGTTAGTTCATCAAGAGTTCTTCTTAAGAGTAAACCACGATGATTA